CATCACGGCGTTCAATTACTTTGTCTAAATAAGACATTAATTTAACTCCTTGGTTGGTTGAATTTTGAGGTGGTGGCGATACCTTGCGCGGCGCTAAAGGGTGCGCAGTTCGCTCCGACTTCATCTGCTGTATTTTTACAACAGAAATTTATTTTGTATTATTGATTATTGCTTGGGCTAGGCGTAATGAAATCTTACGGCTTGCCTCATCTGATGGTTCTTTAAGAGGTGCAATACTTCTTAATTCACTTCTCTTATGCCCAACTAAAGTTTCAGTTGCAACATAACCATCGCGTAATTCTCTGTAAAGTCTGATTAAAATTGCTGGATCATTTTCCTCAGCAGTAATACTAAAGGTTGAATCAGGTATGTTTAAAACACCTTCTTGCAATACTCGAACGATTCTGCCTCTTGCAGTTCCACCACTTGAATCCCATTCGACAAAATCACCGACTACATCAGTAGCCCGCATATCATCATCATCCTCATCATCGTAACTAGAGGTATCTTGATCTAAGAAGGTGGACATAACCTGGAAGGCTCTCATAATATATTCGTGGCCTTCATCTAAATCTGAAAATACACTTTGCAGAACTACCATATCCTCTGGGCTAACATCTCGCCCTGACTTTGCTGCCTCAAGTGCCTTAGCAATTTTCTCTCTAGCCTCAACAGTTGTAGTTGGATAGGCTGGATAAGTTACTACTGATACATCGCCATCGGCTAATGAAACCTCAGTTAAAACTCTACGGCTACGATCATCGCTCCACTTTTGACGGATAACTCTAAAACCAAAACTCATCTGATCTACATCGCCACGCTCAACCAGTTTGTAAATATCTCTGGCCTCAGTGGTATCTGCTAACTCTGCTTCAAAATATAATCCACGATCATCCTCATTTAATTTCAATGTGCCATTCTTTGATCGTGCTAATGGCAAACCTTCGTGATTGATAAGTAGGCGCACATCTGGAGTTTCGGTTAATGTTTTGCGAAATGCTCCTGGTGCAATTGATTCTTTAAATGGTAGTGGCACACTTGATTCATTAAATACAGCAGCGTAACCAGCAAGGCGCATAGTGCCATCCTCGGCTGATCTTGCTTGAACATCTTTTACTGTATAAGTGCGGCGTTCAATCTTTTTCATTTCTCTCCTTGATTCTGCTTCTGCATTCAGAGCATCAATTTTGCGTTGCGCCCATTTCTGCGCTCTATCTGAAAAATTGCTATCCCCACCCCAAAGAAGCCAAGCAACTAAGCCTGCTCCTGGATAACCTGGATCGGATGGATTACTGTTTGAAGGTGCTTTGCCATCAACTTGATGGCGAGCAAACCAGGGAGCCATCTTTCTTACTTTTGGTTCTGTTACTTTTCCAGCAGCCATATCTCTTGCTGCTGCGATGGTGGCTGGAACTAATCCATCGCCCCCAAAACCTTCACTGTAATACTTAAGGCCACGCTTTGCGTTTTCTTGAATAAATGAAGGAACACTTAAATCAACTGCTCTGGTGTTTACTTCTCCGCCTGGCTCTATTCCTTCAGCAATTGAAACTGCAACCATCTGATCTATTGCATCTTGCTTTGAAGTGTGGCAGCCAATAGTTGTATAGGAACCATCAGATTCCTCTTTTACAGTTGCCCAATCTTGGCAATCACTTTGCGTATCAGATATTAAATATGGCATAAATTCCTAAACTAGAAGTAAAACTTCGGCATCATCATCAAGTATTGAGAAATCAATTCGAGATGTTGATTTGCTGGAGAGCGTGCCAAGTTTTGTTTTAGCAGTTGCGGTCTTTATTGAAACTGTTATTTTTACAGGCTCAATAATTTCAGGGAAATTTGGTTGAATGTAATTAGGCTGACCTGATGAACCTGGGATCACTTCATCACTTGGTATAGTTGCAGTAGCAACTAGCCCACCTAAATTGGCAGAGGCTGAAACTACATTTGTTATTTCCGCAGTAGCGCTGGCTGTGGATGAACCTAGATTTGCCGTTGCTGTTGCGAAGGTAATCGGCCCTAGAACATCAACATCTAACTCAGATGAATCTAAGACAAACTGAGCCATTTACTAACTCGCTAAAGTTAGTGAAACTGTTAATGAACCACTTGGGATCGTGAAAGTATCTCCAGCAGTGTAGGCATTTCCTGCAACAGTTCCTGAGAATAAGAAATTGCCTGCTGTTAAATTATCCCAAATAGTGAAAAATGTAGCATCCTCTGAACCTGCAATATTAGTCCAAGATACATCTGCATCTGAAGTTAGCCCACCAGTAGAGGCTGCGCTAAAGGAAACTAATTTGCGAGTTGTTTCGGTAGCAGGATTTGTGGTTCCTGCTGAACCTGGATCGCCAATATGTAGTTTTACATAAACATTGGTTGCTGAATAAGCAGTTGCATTTCCTACTGCATCAAGGAATTTGTTTGCTAAGTAATTGCTTAATCCAGTTGCCATTACTCATTCCCCTCTATAAACTCCTCGATAATTTCATCGATGCGGCCTTCTTTATCACGCTTAACTTTCTTGCGAACTCGCTTTTGTTCAATGTTGTTTGTTACCTGAACATTAGGCGCTTCAACATTTACATTAGGCGCTGCAACATTTACCTCTGGTGATTCAAGCATTACCATCGCTGGTTCAACAGTTACATTAGGTGCAGCCACATTTACAGTTGGCTCTGGCACATTAACTACTGTTTGTTGATTATCGTTGCGCATTTGTCGGCTCTTAACCTCATAAACTGCGCTTGGATCGGCTGGATCAATTGATGCGACCTGTTGCAACTGGCTACTTGGAACTCCAGTGTGCTTCATCTTAGGTAAACCAATTGCTGCATTAACTGCGGCTGGATCAAATCCAACCTGAATAAGTGCAGTAACAATTTCTGTTCTTAACTTTACGCCAACATCTTTAGCATCGGCTGCATCAATGTTTTGTAGAGGAACTCTGTATTGATCGCCTGCCTCGCCTAATGGTGATAAATCCTCAACTGCACGAACATCATTTAGGCTTAGGAAACCTTCACGCAAACCTTTTGTGTAAGCATCGTAGCGCTCAATGGTTGTTCCACGCAGAAGCGCATCAAGATTAAATTTAACAAAGCCATCTTTTTCAGGCAGTAATGATGAAAGTGCTTGCTCAATTCTTTCTAACAATGGGCGAAGTGAGTGTTGTACAAATGAAAGGTTCTGCGCTTCAACGCTAGCAAAACTCATCGCACCTGCAACTGGGTGGCCAAGAAGTGAAATTGGAACTCGGAATAATCTAGCGATTTCCTCAAGTCCGAATCTGCGTGTATCTAACAACTGAGCATCTTGGGCATTTAGTGCAAGTGGTTTAAATTGTGCGCCACCTGTTAGCACGCCAATCTTTCCTGCACGATATGGGCCTGAGTGAGTGATATTCCAATCTCGGCCAATTGATGTTGCTTGCTCCTCTGTCATCTCACCAGGTACTTCAATGATGCCGCCTGGGTTTGCTGCATTTCCAAAATAAGATGCAGCATAAGTATCGGCTGCCATAACTGCACCGATAGTAATTCTTGCTGCTTCAACTGGGCCTAAGCCATAGAATGAACCAGGAAGTTTGAATAATGGAATATGTAATAACTCATCTTGAGTAAGGGTCATTACTTTCTGGTTGTAATCTTGAGTATAAGTTCCGCCCGCTGGATCGTATTCCTTAACAGTTACTTCATAAATTAAAGGTTCGTTAGGGCTTTTTCTAACAATTCTTACTGATTCAGGATTGATGCAATAAAGTTCAACAACATCACCCATATCATCACGAACTGTAAGTATGTAAGCATTTCCACGAAGGTTTAAAGAAGCAAGAACCTGCTCTAAGAATTCCATTCGAGTTGATTCTGCATTTGGCTTATTAACCCAGGCTGGAACATCGCCATAAACAGCGGCATAAGAAATTCGATTACGGCCTCTGCGAACATAGGCACCCATTGGCAATGATGAAATTGTATCGCCTAGCAAACGAACGCAGGCATAAACAGTACTCATTCGGATCGCAGTTTCAGATGAAACTACAACTCCTGCTGGTGAACTGTATGCAGGGCGGCCTGGGATTAGTGGTTCAACAAATTGATTTGTTGTTCGCTTCTCACCAGCCTGGCGCAATGCTCTTGATAAATTCATTAATTAGCCTTTTCTGTAATCCATATTAAAAAACTTCCAACCACGATTAATGCGGCTGGAACTGAAATAAGTGCTAAGCCTGTTGCAACGCAGGCAACCCCAACTACTTCTACTAACAAAGTAGGATTTATTTTTTTCATTACTCCCCCTTAGTGTTGAAATCATTTGTCAAATCGTGGCGTGTCTTTTAAATCTATGTAATTGTTATGCGTAATAAATTGCAATTTATGTAATTGCAAAAAGTGTCAAAAGTATAATTAAGGCAGTGGTTAGGAAATACTTAATCACCAAGGAAGGTACAAATGGAATGCTGTAATCATTTAGTAATAAAGCAAGGATGCCAGTGCCATAATTGCAGTGGTGATCTTTGCGAAGCAGGGAGAATCAATAATGAAAAGCAGTAAATTAAGTTGGTGTGAAAAATGCAATATGGAAACTTGTTGGCTCTGGACAGCAACATCATTTAAAGATGCAGATTGGAGATGTGATAGATGCCAGCGAAAACTTTAAAATGCCCACTATGTAAAACTGATATTCGTTTCAGTGTTACCAGAGGTTTATATTGCCCTAATTCAAAATGCGATAATGAATTAGATTAAACCTGAATAGAAAAGTATTTACTAACAGGCGCTTTAGGTTCGGGCGGCTGGGTGGCTCGGTCATAACCAAAGATTGAGGCAACAGCCGCATCGACCTTTCGACGGCTAGAAGCCTTGGCTACCATTACTCCTCTTGAGGATTGTTTGGT